AGGTCATTTGCTTTACAACGTAGTCCCAGTAAATCTTCGAGTAGCCAACGCCCAAAGCTTCCGCGGCCATTCTCACTCTTACATCTTGACTGCGCTCTTTTGAGCGGTCGTACTGCTGAGAAAGAACCGCACTCATCCTGGGCCCTACCGTTGGGTCTCCTGCGCCGATGACGCGCAGGCTGTAAGGCTCGGCACTCAACCTAGCTACATTGCGCCGGTAGATGATGTTCATGTCCGGCATGGCCACGTTGGTACGCGATGTGTCTTCCTGCTTGGTGTCGCGGCCAGCGGCGTCTTTCTTGTAAATAGGTTTTGTCTTGCATTTGATCGCGCGCCACACTTCCACCCACTCATCCCAGACATTCATGCGTAGCCATTTTTTCGACTCGTCGCGGCGCTGAATGACCTCCGAGCAGTAGGTCGAAGGCTGCGAGATGCCGTCAGGAAGTGGGACGCTGGTCGCAGACATTAGTAGGCGATCCCTCGGTGAACGGGCTGCCAGTCCGGACGCTTTACATCGTGGCGGATGTAGGTCGGATGCGACATTTCGAGATACCGCAGGTTGTCTGTCATGTGAGTTCTAACCGGCACGGCTTTTCCAGTTGGGTCTTTCGTTTGCGCTTGAGTCGCGGTCAACTGTTGGCGCCGGTTGTTCTTTAGTTGATAAATAAGTTCGGGGCAGCGGTCTTTGAAGATGTGAATGGTACTCCGTTTCCGCGGCTCCCCGTCGTTGCCCATGACCATGCGCGGCCGCAGCCCCGAGTTAACGATTTCAAAGCCGACGTCGCGGTCTTTTTGCGCATCGTCAAAACTCGGACAGGAGACGCGAAACTCGGGAAGGATCATGTACATTTCATAACGCTGCTGGAAATTCGGCTGCTCTGGGTCGTCGTTGGTTCCTTGTCCAAAAGCTCGAGCAGCGTAATCAATCACACGCGCCGTAATCTGTTCTTCGAAAGGCTGCTCTTTGCTCTGGTTGAAGTTCTCCGGGTTCTCTGCCGATTCCAGCCAGTGAATCGTCTCCACATAATCCCGGATGCGCATGATGGGTTCATCGTCCGCACATGGGCCAGGCTTGCCAGTTAGTTTCGCTCCGTCATAGCGATAGCAGACTTTCGATGGCCACAGTTCGCGGTAATACCATCGATCTCCCCAAGGATCAGTTGCACACCAGAGGAACGCATGCGGAACAGAGGGATGAGGGTCTAAAGACATTCTCCGCGTCCAGTGCGGCGGAATCGGGAATGAAGGTTCAAGCGTCGAGGTTTCATCCAAGCTGAAAATCAACTGGCCCAAAGTAGCTTCGGCTTCAATTTCGTACTCTCGCAGGTAGGCGTTTGAATCCGTCATCTGCGTGTACTGCTGGTAGGCCCAGGGCGACAGATGACGATTGATTTCCGGGACGAACACTTTCTCGCCCGAGCCTTTCCGCGGGTCGGCGTCGTAGTGCAGGCGCAGCACCGTCGCACCGTGTTGGTTCTGGTGCACTCGAATGCCAGGAGAAGGATAAGTTGGGACGCTAGAGATCACGATGAGAATAGTAGGGCGGCACACGTTTACCGCCCCCTGTTAATTAGCCGCCTACACTCCAGTTGGTTGCGGCCTTGTCTTCTGCCCCCACCGTCCACGGATTACCGTTGTTGTCGGTGAGCGTGCCATTGAGGTCTTTGTAGATGTAAGAGTTTGCGGTCCAGCCGGTTCCACTTGCCCGGCGCGCCTTGTTTCCGCCACCGTTGGTGAGTGCGGCTACGGCTTGGTCGTAAGTCAGCGCTTTCGGATCTTGCGCAGGTTTTGCGGGTGGTTTTGCTGGTGCTTGTGGCTTTGCTGCTGGTTTATCTATTGGGTCCATGGTTTGTCTCCTCTTTTTTGACTTAGCCATATATTGCGCTCCGGAGTGCGGAATCTGGCTTTCGCTCGAACTTACGGCACCAATCCTCTGGTCGAATGACCCCGGATACAATCTGGCATCGGTCTCGGTGCTTCATAAAATGCTTGCAGGCCCCACAGTGGTTCGCGCCTTTTGCGGGATGCTCAAAACTGACTTCATCTTTGCCGAACGCTTTGCGATTGTCTGGCAGCTTGCGCTCGATCATCCGTAGAACGCGCTCCGCTTTGGCTTCGCGGCGTATTCCGACTTGCCGCTTTTGGCTTTGCGCTTCTCAGAAAGCATGATCGCAATCGCCTGCTTCTGCGAAGAAACTGGAGAACCGGAGCCCCCAGATTTGAGAGCTCCAGTCTTCCATTTGTGCATCACTTCGTTCCACGGCATCGAAATGCTCCGGAACTAGGCAGGCGTTCCGAACGTCAATACCATCTTCCCTGGCCGAGTCGGGCTGTCCGTCACGGTCAAAGTGTCGGTCCCAACTACGCCTGTCTTGGTGTCGGTGCAGGACACATTCGCAGTGCGCGGGTTAACTGCCGGTGGCACAGCCTTCACAGCTTGGAAGGTCGCGGAACCGTCGGCATTCTGAACCAGGGTTGCAATGGTTGGATCGTCGATCGCCCACTGTACGGCTGTGGGGTCAAGGGTTACTGGATTTCCGTCCGCGTCAGTTTCAATCTCTGAGCAGGGGATTGTCTGGGTATCGGTCTCTTGTCCTGGCATTTGTGTTTCTCCTTTGGAAAGTTCGAATCTGGATAGTTTTGATTGCCCACTACCTGCCTCACTGGGTTGGCCCCAGTTGAGTACCATCTTGCCGCCTTCCCCGAGTACAGAGAGAATGCGTTCAAGCTTTTGTTCTACCGCAATCAGCCGAGTCTGGATGTCCTCGAGTTTTTTCGCTTCGGAGCGTTCCCAATCCTCCGCTTCTTCGAGCTCACCGGCAATGGCCTTGACGCGGCGGAGGATCTCGGCGACATCCTGCGTTAACCACTGCGGATTGTTTGGATTCTTCTTGCTCGGCATGTATTTATCTTAAAGAGTGCGGAAAGAAATATATGGTCACTTTCGCACAGGTTCACTCACCGTAGAAAGCGCGCCCTTTGACTTTGTTCAATCGCGGATTCTTTTTGCGCGCCGACTTTGACGCCCGACGTGTAGCCGCACCGAGGATGGCACCCGCACGATCTTTGCTGATGCCTTCCTTACTGGCTATGCTGGATTGCACTTTCTGGAAGCCCGGATGCGCTGACATGGATGATCCTCCGTGCATGGCCGTTATGCCACTTTCGACAAAACCTGCAACGATACGGATGTACGACTTCGCCCAACTGCTCGAGCATCATGCGGCATATGGCTTTCGCGTGACCTTTGCTCGAATGCGCTTTCTTCCCGATGCAGCCGCGTTCGGAGCGTTTGACGTCGCCAGCGATTGCGTCCCAAAAGCGCCGATTGCGTAACTGTCTGCCGGCCACATCTCACCGCGCACCAGAGTTGAACTCACCGTAAAAAGCTGCGTTTGGCCGCGGCGTGTTGCGCATGTTTCGCGTGGTCTGCATGGCGATGGCTTGAGGTCTGCCAGCACCTGCACCGGACGAAGGACCGCGGAGACTAGCGCGCTTCTGTATTCCCGGCCCGCGGCGCGAGTCATTTGGCCGGGCTACGCTTCCTAATCTAGCACCGCTTCTTGGTCCGCTTGGATTCTTCACGGAACCTTGGGACTGGACAATGCCAGGACCGCGGCGCGCGGGAAGAGTCGGCGACACACTCATAGGTCTCGAGCCGGCCGGTTTGGGAGCGGACCGCTGCACGGGCGGAGTCGGCGGTTTGAGACTGGTCTGCGGAGTCTCAAAGGAATCCGGTTCGCGTGGAGGCTGATCCTCGCTGGCTCCCATAAGAGCCGTGGTGCGCAGCACTTGGCCAGATGGAACTTTACCGGCGCCAGGGGAAGTGAAATTGTTGCTTTGCACTCGTTTCGGACTCGCTGCTTTCATTTGTGCCTCCACTTGCCTCTGAAGATGCGGACGAAGATGTGCCGGCGTCCGCGGACTGGCTGCGGCGCGGCGCATCCCTTCAAGCTTATGCTGATGCTGATTCGGTTGGCCGAACATTGACAGTTTCGACTTCCTTTGCAGCTTGCGCCCGAACTTGGCCCTCAATCCATTGATACGTCACCCACAGACCTTGTTCAAGCGATATTTTTGGTTCCCAGCCCTTTAAGACCTTGCGGGCCATGGTATTGTCTGAATTCCGCCCGCGGACGCCTAGAGAGCCGTCTACATGCTTAATCTCGCATGGCCAGTCGGCTATCTTCATCAGCATTTGGGCGAGTTCGTTGATGCTCACCGTGTAGTCGTTACCGATGTTGACCGCGCCGGAGTAGTCCGACTCCATCAGGCACTCGAGACCCTTACATACGTCGTCCACGTAAACGAATGATCGGCGTTGCAAGCCGTCGCCCCAGAGTTCAATTTCGTGTTTACCAGCCAACTTAGCCATGGCGATCTTTCGCGAGAGCGCTGCCGGCGCTTTTTCGCGACCGCCGTCCCAGGTCTCTTCTGGGCCATAGACGTTGTGGAATCGCGTGATCCGTGTAGTGAGCCCGTAATCCTTGGAGAAGTGTTCACAAAGCTTCTCCGTAGTCAGTTTCCCCCATCCGTAAGCCGCCTCGGGCAGCGCGGGATATACTTCCGACTCTTTCAATGGCGCCGCATCCACCGTCTCCTGGTTATACTCGGGATAAACACAAGCCGAAGATGAGTAGAGCAACCGCGGGACGTTAGCTTCTTTCGCGGCGCGCAAGACGTTCAAGTCAATCTGCAAACTGTTGTGCAGGATTTCCGCGTGGTGAGTTGAGATCCAGCCAATCCCGCCCATGTCGGCCGCCAAGTGATAGACGCGGTCCACGCCTTTTACTGCCATCCAGGCTATGCCCAGTTTGCGGAGGTCGTTTTCGATGAATTCGTCGCACTCGTTTGCCGAGAATTCCGGCTGCTTAATGTCCACTCCGCGGACCCAGTGCCCTTGGGCTTTAAGGTGCCGGGTAAGCCAGTGGCCGATAAATCCGCCGGCGCCGGTTATGCTGATACGCATTGTGCGAGTCCTACTTTCTGAAAGAGTTGCTCAAAGCGAAGTTCCATGGCGTGCTCGTCGCGGACGTATTCCGCAGCGAGTTCCCCGAAATGAGCATCGGCTTCTAGAGCAACGAGGATTTGCGCCGCGCATTGTTCTGGTGTCTCGTAAGCGAAATGATGGTGCATCCGTACAGGCTGTTTCGGACAGACAAGAGCACATCCACTCGCCATCGACTCGAGAATCTTCGCCACCAGCACATTGCTCAGGCTCGGAAACGTCACGAAGACCTGAATCCGCCGGTACTGCGAGGCCAGCAGTTCCGTGCTCTTTTCGACGTTGATTCCATCTAGGTCTGATACTGTAATCGTTCCATTGCAGACTCGCATGTCAATCCCGCGGACGTGCTTCATAACTTCCCGGTAGAACCTTTCTCGCTTAGGGTACATCAGTCCAATGAAAGCGCACGGCACGTCGCGCTCTGGATAGCAATGCCGAGGACCGCCGTGCGTGTCGGCATAATCCAGCGTTGCCGAACTCGCTAGGTCTCCAGGGTGAAACATCTTCGTATCAATTCCCAGCGGCAGGAACTCGCCTTTGTATTTCGCGGCATCGTCTTTGTCGGGGAAGAAATGGAAGTCCAGCCACGGCTTGTAGTCTTCGAAGTTTAATGAGTAGTCTTCGCGGACAAAGCTTTCGTGATACCAGCCGACCTTCGGAATCTTGAGGCCATCCCATCCTTTGTAAAACTGTTTGATCCATGGACCCAGATGCTCGGGACCTGAAACCAGCAAGAGGTCATGGTCGGCGATGGGCTTATTGATCCGTTCCGCCTGGTCGCTGCGAATCTTTTGTACGGGCGGGATGGCAATCTCCGTCACCTGATGCCCCATGCGGGAGAGTACGCGCGCAAAGCCGCGGGACTGGCCCCATGAGGCGTAAGGCGAATCGGAATAGAATGCTGCGATCTTCATTCGATAATCCCCATTCCATAGCTTCCGCGCACAACAATGAACTTGCGCTTGGTTTGTTTGGCGTAACGCTCACAGGCCATCACCACCCCAGGATAGTCTGGCGCTTCGCAGTCGTGAACTAGAATCTTCTTGGCCCGCGGCCCGAAGTTCTCGAGGTCCGACATGCACCCTTCATAGGTGTGATCGCCATCCACGAACAATAATTCTAGGTTGTCCGGAATCGCGGACTTGATGCGTGCGGCTTCTTTGATGCTGTCGGCGTGAAGGAATGTCCAGTGCGGATGGCCAGCGAAGATGTAAAAACAACTGGTTATATCCACGCTGTACAGGTGCCCGCTGCGGTCTTCGATTCCAGCCAGGAGTGCTGAGGTTGAGAAGCCTTGCCGTACTCCGATTTCGAGTACATTACCGGCGGACATTTCCCGCATCATGGGCAAGTGCTGCTGGATGTCGCTCCACATTGCCAAGTTCGCGGCGTAACGACTAGCGGCGGTTGGTTGAATAGTTTGGACGCTCACGCTTCGGCTCCGCGAGTGAATGGCGCATAGGCTGCGACTTCAATGCGCACCAGCTTATCACCTTCCCGCTTGTGAACTTCAATGGCTGCGGAGTTTCCGCGCGCTACGGGAACAACCAAGATGCCTCCGTCCCGCAACTGATGGGCCCACATCGGAGAAATTCTATTCGCTTCAAAGGTCACGAGAACCGCGTCAAACTTTTCGCCAGAATCAAACTCGTAACCGTTGGCCATGACTAGCGCCACATGCGCCGGCAGTTTATCTGCTACGCCCGGATGCCTTTCCACGTCGATCGAGACGACTGACCGACAACGCTCTGCCAGTACCGCGGTCTGGTAACCGGAACCGGTCCCAATCTCGAGCACGTCTTGGGCATCGTCGCCGAGGAGTGAAGCTAGCAAGTAGGCCATCTCCGTCGTTGGAACGGTGCAGAGATCGTTAATCGGCACCGGGAATGGCGGATTCGAGCCGTCTGGCGTGAACTGGCAGCGGTCAATCATGCGGCTATCTTCCACCCCTTTATGAGCTCATCCACCAGTAAAGTTATCGCTCGGTCGAGTCGTTCTTTCTGAATTCCGTACAAGATGCTCTTACTCTTTTCCTGCTTCATGCGATTACGCCACTGCCGAAGTAGCCAGTAGCAGTCAACTAGTTGCTGGGAGTTCATCCCTCTAATTTACAGCAGTTGTGGAACCAACCGATTTCATCAGTCGAGACACAAATCACCTGCTTTACTACCGGTCTAACCGCGTCGTGCGCTTGCTGCGCTTCCGGCAAAAATGCCGCTTCGTCTTGGAAGTATCCGTAAGGATGGTGAATACGAATCTGGTCTGCACCCTTGGCCACTCCCAAGAACCTTCCGCCCTGTGCCCACTTTAATTCGAGTTCGTTGTCCACTACCAGAGGATTTTTTAGTTTCATCCACTCGGGCTGGTTGCGATGCAGAATTCGCGCGTACTCGATCAATTCTGCAACTTTGTCTTCTTTGCCGGTCTGCGCCACCCAAAACACCGGATACCACTGGCACATCCACGCGATGTAGCCGCAGACGGTCCAGGACATCAGCATTTCGCGGGACTTCTGCAGGAACAAGCTCGGTTCTGATATCAGATAGGACATGACGACTCGGATGTATTCCTCGCGCGGAAATCCGGCGTTGAACTCGGTATGCTTGGCCAGCCAGTGCGTGTCTTCGCTCTTGGTGAACTGACTTAGCCACAGCAGTGGACCTTTGTCCCATCGAGCCTCGCGGGTTTTGATTGCTTCCCATTCGCCTTCGTGCTCCGCAATTTCTAATATCTCTGAGACTTCGTCTTGTTCGCTGTCACCGAGATGCTGCAGCAGCACGTTCAAGTGCTCGGGCGAGAAGCTCTCTAAGACGTTCTGCAGGTTCGACTGTGAGGTTGCCACCGACTTCTACCTTTTGATTCGGCTTCCCTTCGGTTCGGTCAGCCGCTTTGTCTAAGAACAATATCAGGTCTTTTGTAAGCCTGTCTTTACGTGCAATCTTGGCGGCGCCGCGAACCATCCCGCGGGCGATCAGCGCGGCGTAAGTACCTGTACTCTCTGGATCAATGGATCCAAGTTCCTCTTTGAGCGCGTCCGATAAAATGCTCGAAAACTTCTTTGGTCTGCCGCCAGGGTTGCCAGACTGGCCAGGCTTGAACTGGTATGGCTTTCCAACATTTGGATCAACGTTACCATCTAGCATTTTCTTACCGGCTGTTTTGCGCCTCAGAGCAGCCGCGCGCTTTCCCTTCTTCTTCGCCGGCATCTCAGTAGCCAGAACAGAACTGAAAGTGCATCGGATCCCGCCTACTTCCCGACCATATTCCGCCCCAAGTGAATCCGAAATCGTTGAATATCTTCACTACGCCAGGGTCCATGTGACCATCCGTGCCTTGCTGGTTAGTAGCTGGATTGAGATCAATCGCTATCCCCCAGGAATGAGTTGAAAGCTTGGTCGAACTGCGCTGCGGCCGGAAAGCAAAACATCCACCGTAGGAACTCACACTCGAGCGCAGCCCTTGCGTCAAGATTTCCGCAAACACGTTCTGAAAGGTCTCGACCAGTAGCTTGTGGCAGGTGATCTTCGAGACGCTTACGTTAAGGTTCCAAGCCAGCGGCATCGTAAACGGTAGATCAGCTTGCGCTAAGAACTGCGTCTGCCACTCTGGTTTTAAGTTTCCTGTCGGATCCAGATAGGCATGGATGTCGCCGAATTCCGCGATCAGCGCCGGTAATCCGTTAGGTGTATTCATAATGAATACTCAGAAGCCAGGTCATACGACCAGGCCCCTGAGAGCTCTGGCGGATTCTCCGCGACCTCCTTTCCTCGCCGATTAAGCTGGCGGCAATTTGGCGTCGGCAATGATCTTGTTGTAAGTTGCGTCGGCATCGTCCAGGATGTCGTCGATGGCTTTGGTGCTCGCGCCCGAGAGAACGTTGCGCAAGTCCATAATAGTTTTTGCGGCGAGTCCAGCCATTTGCTCTGCAAATAGTATGAGTTGAAGGGTTTGGGGGTTCATTAGTGTCCTCCCACAGTCGCGGCGATGATCGCTACCGAGGTCTCAGCGCCGGTGATAATAGTTGAAATCGTGAGTTTCAGGTTTGGGTTCTTGATTCCCGCAACGCCGCTTTGCTGTAATTCATTAAAGGCGTCGAGGAAAGCATTCACCTTGGTTGAAACGGTCGTCGCCGATTCGTTGGCGCGGATGCCTTTGTCGAGTGTGAGGCCGGCCATGGCGACTTTGCTTAGATAGCCCTCAAACTCGGCCTCGTCGGCTTGGGTGATGACACCTTGAACTACTGCGTCCCGTGCAGCGACTTGGGCATTCGCCAGGCTGTGCGCGATTGCGTCCGAAGCCACGGCGAGACGCTTGGTGCCGGTGCTGCAGGAGAATCCTGACAGCAAAATGGCAATGGTTAGAACGGTGATACAGGATGACACTCTTCGTCTCATTTAACCCTCCTTCGGGGGTACGGCTTTCAAATTGTCTGCGGCCGCTTCCACGTTCTCTTTTGCTTTCGCCAGTTTCTCGTCAGTGACATTGACGTTTGTTCCTAGTGGCCCGGGCATCTGCGGCAATACGTCCTTGACCCAAGGGATTTTGCTAATCGCTGTGTCGGCAACGCTGTCGGAAAAGAATCCGAAAATGCCGGCAAACACAGCGAATTGGGTAACCATACTGAGCGCCCATGAGGCCGTTTGCCACCCCATCGCCGAGAGTGCCTTGTCCACAAATCCAGGCGTGAACAGAGTCCAGAAGATCATACTGTCGGCAAAGAATCTTACCAGCAAGGGAACCCAAGCGCGCTTGAGGAAATGCACGTAGCCGGTTGCTACGGCATTTGGCGGAGAAACCATGTAGTAGGCCCGCTTGAGCCAGTACATGAGAGCGCCGATGAAGAACCAGAACCACAGCCATACGAGGTGCCAGTTCGTTTCCATTAACGTGTGCATGTTTTTCTCCGCCAAACGAATTACCACAAGAGATGCTTGAGCCAAGCGTACCAGCCGCTGCCATTGTCTTTTGGCGCGACTGTGAAGTCCAAGACGGCCGGAAGTTCTTCCTCGGGAAGTTCTGGCGCATTCTTGATTTCAAGTTCTACTTCGACAACGTGCGTGTCCGGAGCGATCTGTTTCACTTTCCGAACCGCGATTTTCTTGACTTTCGAATGGCGCTTGCTTTTCTTTGTGCTCATGGTTGTTTGTCCCTCTCGCTCGCGGCTCCCTCTTTTCTGCCCTCGGCATGGGAAAGTCTCTCGCGTACTTCGGCCAGTTGAACGCTGACGTCGGTCAGTTTCTGGTTGGCCTGAGTGAGATTATTGTTCGTGTTGGTTTCCACCTGCTGCATGGTGTCTTTTACTTCGCCAAGTTTCGAATGCAGACGTGCCTGATCTTCTTTCCGCAGTTGTTGATCTTCCTGCCGCTCGCGGCGGTCCGCGCGGTGCATCCAAAGTGCAACTCCGCCGCTGATCACCGCTGTGCTGACTGCGGTCGCACCTACGATCATCGCTACTTGCACAGACGGATCCAGGGCCACTGCTAAAACCGATGCGAGGGCTAGCGCTAATCCAGCAACCTTCCACACGCCAATGTGCGCGATGGTCATCTGAAACTCGCCACCCCGGCAATCGCGTTAGAAAGCGCCACCACATCTGCCCCTGGGTCTTTGCCATCTAGACCCGTGTTATGGCATGGGCTAGTTGATTTCACGGCATAATTCAAGACGCCTGCGGGTCCGTTAAAACCTCCGTTGTAGTTTACGAAAATGTTGGCCAAACTGGTTTCGGATGTGCAGTTCGTTCCCGGCCACAGTGGCCCCGAACCGTTTACGAGCGCATTGCCGCCAAACTTATAAGTTGTAAAACACGCATTCAGGACCGTGGTGGGATTGGAATTTCCGCAGAAGCAATTTGCCACGGGTGTTTGTGAGCATCCATCCGAGGGATTGTTGATCGGGTTTGAACCTGGATTATTGAGCGGCTCACGCAGAATCAGGTTGTTGGTCCAGGTGTAGTCGGTCATCTGTAGACCGGAACTCGCTAGAGGCCCCGATACTCCAAGCGTCCCGCCCATTGTGAAAGCACTGGCCGAAGGAATGTACGAATTGTGATTTACGAAGACGTGTTTCAGGACATCGGTGGAAGGAACCGCCGCGCCCGTAATGACTCCGCCGTCAAGCGCGGCGCCCGAGTTCGTGCCGCACTTATAGCAGGTCGGGTAATTCGTGTTTTCGCAGACGTTGTCGTGGATTGAGTAAGAGTTCCCAGCCGTTGCATATCCGCCCGCGTCTCCAGCGGCGTTCGCTATCTGAAAGCAGTTGTTGCTGGTGGTGAAAAAGTTGTATCGAACCGTGAAATTCGTGACAAAACAGTTCGAACAGACGCTGACGCCATTGATCGCTTGATTCTTCGGAGTAAAGAGAATGTGGGAGCCAATTTGGGAAAATCCTGCCCACACTCCATCGAACACGTTGGCTTCAACAAAGAACCGGTCAGAATTCTTTGATTCGAGACTCTGTTTGACGACAAACGTTGTCCCAAAGAACGTCGGCGATAAAGGATTCCAGATTTGCAGCTTTTGTCCCCAGTTCAAGCGGAACTCAATATCTGCCGGCGTGTTGCTGGCTGCTCCTCCCCCTAATCCCACCGTCGTATTGTCGGCGCTGGTTATGTAGTTGTTGACAATCTTCCAAGTATGGTCCTGAGTCGTCGTGAGTGTGCTGTAGCCTCCCGAGAAAGCCTGATTAGCCGAGCAGGGACCGCCTACGACGCAATGGAAGTCGGTTGCCAGTCCATTCACCCATGCAAAATTACTTATCCCATTCATCGTCAACACACGTTGGGTGTCGTCCGTGGCCGTCCCCGCAGCCCAGTCGGAATCGAATACGATGTGGTCCATGTTCGCCACTTCACTCTTGATCAGGCGGGCGATGTACCCGCCTCCAACCGTGCGCGTGATCTTGGTGCCTTGTATCTTTAGGTAAGAAGTTGGAGCGGTCAGAGTTAAAGGAATTCCAGTTCCGGTGCTCTGGATCGTGATTCCAACATTCGCAACCGGCGCCGTCCCAAACGAGGGATAGCCTGGGAGTGACGATACTCCCCAATGGTGCGGACTGACCCCGCGGATAGTTCCGTAGGCAGGGAAGTTGGTAGCGAATCCCGTCGGCCTAAGAGTGCGATAATGGGCCGCATCGCATACCAGTGCCGGAATAACGAATTGGCCAGAGAGAACCGTACCTGGCGCAACTTCGACGACGTCCCCGCAAAGAGTTGCTGCCCAGACTGAGGTCCAGGTCGCCGCGGTCGCCACCCTGACGGTTCCAGGAGATGGCGTTGAAGCTGGAGATGTGTTGTAGCAGGTGAGCGGCAGTTGCGCCGTGGCGTCGGTAGATCCCCAAGTAGGAGAACCTGCAGGACAATAGAGGTCCACCCCGCCGACCGCTGGCCGGGTTGCGCAGGCTAAAGTCGTGTTTCCAGAAACCGCACCGATTGTAGCCGAAACGACGGACGAGCCGACGGTGAGGCAATTCAGTATCTGGGTGGTTCCTAAGGCACCCAAAGAGGCTACCGCGGGCGTCCCGCTGGCCCATGTAGAGGTTACGGTAACATTCTGCACCGTTCCATCAGAATAAGTCCCGTTGGCCGTGAAACCTTGCGTAGAGCCAACATACTGGGTTGGGGTGAGTGGACTGACGGCGATCGAGACCAAGGTCACTGGATTGGCTATGCAGGTGATCGTTGTGTTGCCGGAGATGCCTCCTACCGTGGCTGAAATTGCGCTTGTCCCTGCCGCTATGCAGTTCACTGACTGGACGGTCGTCAAAGCTCCTAGAGTCGCATGCGTGGGCGTCCCGCTGGCCCAAGCGGACGCCTTCGTGACGTCTGAGGTCGAACTGTCGCTGAAAGTCGCCGTGGCAATGAAACTGAATGACGAACCGACGGAAATCGAAGGATTGCTCGGCGTTACGGCGATTGTGGTAATGATCGGAGGAGGCGCCGCCAAGCAGGTTAGCGTGGTAGAACCGTTTACCGCTCCGATAGTTGCCCTGATGACACTCGTCCCAGCCGACCCGCAAATAACGATTTGTTGTGTGGACAAGGTTCCTAAGGTCGCCACACCCGTGGATGCGCTGTTCCAAGTTGATGACGCTGTAACGTCTTGAGTGCTCGAGTCGCTGAATGTCCCCGTGGCGATGAAACCGATGCTCGAGCCAACTTGCACGGATGGCAAAGCAGGAGTCACAGCGATAGATACCAGGGTCGGCACGGGAACCACGCAGTTAACGGTCGTATTCCCGGAAACCGCCGCAATTGTCGCCGAAATGACGCTGGTCCCGCTAGCAACGCAGTTGACCGCCTGAGTAGTCGTTAGCGGCCCAAGAGTCGCATGGGAAGGAGTCCCACTGGCCCACACCGCGGTTTGGGTCACATTCTGCTGTGAACCGTCGGAGAACGTACCCGTCGCAATAAAGGCAATCACTTGGCCTACGTTAACCGTCGGAGTTGCCGGCGTGACCGCGATACTCACTAACGGATTCACGCAGGATTGAGTCGTATTCCCGTGAATCGCTCCGACCGTGGCTGTGATGACCGAGGATCCAACAAGATTGCATGTTCCGAGTTCCGGATTCGTCACCGGAGAGCCCATGGTGACGATGGTTGGAGACCCAGATACCCAGGTTGCGGACGATGTCACGTTCTGCGTGGTGCCGTCAAAAAAGGTCCCGGTAGCCACGTAACTGACACTGGAGTGCAGATTTACTGTGGGGCTGGCCGGGGACACCGAAATGCTGACCAGAGGATTAACGCAGGTCTGTGTCGTACTTCCGACGATTGCGCCGACGGTGGCCGTAACGGTTGAAGATCCCGAGGCAGCACACAAGGCAGTCTCCGGCTTAGTGACCGGGGACTGCACCGTGACCACAGAAGGAGAGCCAGCCGCCCACACCGCGGTTAAAGTCAGGTCCTGGGTGGAATTATCGTTGTAGTGTCCTGTGGCTAGGTAGCTGGCGCTCTGGCCAATATTGACCGCGGGGTTGGTCGGAGCTACCGAAATACTGACCAGCGTCGGGAGCGGAGCCACAGCGGTGCACGCCTGAGAACCGTTTACGGAAATGGTTCCCACCGTGGCTGTAATGGTCGCGGTGCCGACGATATTACAGAGAACAGTTTCCGGATTCGTAACCGGAGAGCTCACCGAGGCAACCGCGGTGTTACTCGAGCTCCAGACCGCCGACAGAGTTAAATTCTGCGTGCTTCCGTCGAAAAATGTGCCCGTGGCAATATAGCTGGCGCTGGTTAAGATCGTGACCGAAGTGCTGGAGGGCGATATGGCGAGACTGACCAGCGGGTTTACGCAAGTCTCAGTTGTGCTTCCATGGACTGTCCCAATGGTCGCTGTGATGTTCGAAGAGCCCGTGATCTTGCAGGTTCCGAGTTCTGGATTTGTGATCGGCGAACCCATAGCAACGACGCCCGGCGAACTCGAGCCCCAAGTCGCCGCCAGGGTTACATTCTGGGTAGTGCCATCCGAATAGGTTCCGGTCGCTATGTAACTCGCCGCGGTGTTTACGTTCACCGAAGGATTTGCCGGCGTCACATTGATCGAAAGAAGAGTGGGCGCGATGACCGTGCAGCTATAGCCCGTAGAGCCGCTTACTGTTCCAACGACCGCGGTAATTACCGTCGAGCCAGAAGAAACGCAGTTCACTGACTGACTGGTTGTAGGAGATCCGGAAAGAGACGCGACGGCGGTATTCGAACTGCTCCACACCGATTGCGAACTCACATTTTTAACAGACCCATCAGAATACGTTCCGGTCGCGGTGAACGGTTGCGACAGACCGATTTTACCGATGGCCAGGGGCGGATCGACTTCAATGCTCGATAGAGTCGCCACGCAGGTTAGCGTTGTGTGATTATTGACCGCGCCCACGGCCGCTGAGATTTGACTGGTCCCCGCGGTCTTGCAGTTGATCGGTTGCGGATCGCCAAAGGCTCCCACCGTCGCCACTGCGATAGTGGCTGAGGTCCAGGTCGCGCTATTTGTAATGTCTTTGGTCGAACCGTCCGAATAAGTTCCGGTGGCTATAAACCCAGCACTTTGGCCCACGCTGATAGAAGGCGATGCCGGGGTGACGACTAAAGAGGTCAGCGTCGGCGGAGGGTTGACGCAGGAAAGCGTTGTGTTTCCTGCAATCGTGGCCAAGGTCGCTGTAATGACGCTCGAGCCAGAGGTCACGCACTTTACGTTCTGCTGTGCGCCTAATGTTCCAAGCGTGGCGACAGCCGGCGTTCCGCTAGTCCACACTGTCAAGGGGGTGACGTCTTTGCTGGTGCCGTCGTTGTAAGTTCCAGTGGCTAGGAATCCGAGAGATGATCCGACATTCAGGCTGGGAGTTGTGGGCTGGACAGCCACACTGACCAAACTCGCAACGCAGGTCAAAGTCGTACTCGAGTTCACGATTCCGACCGCGGCGGTGATTAAACTAGTCCCGCCGTGAATGCAGTTCACCGCTTTCGCTGTCGTCACCGCGCCCAAGGTGGCATTTGCCAGCGTCCCAGAAATCCATGCCGCAGAACCGGTAAGGTCCTGGGTTGAGCCATCACTAAAATGGCCGGTGGCTGTGAAACCTACCGCCTGGCCAACATTCTGGGTTGGGGAAGTCGGCGCGAGTGTAATGGTATTCAGGGTAGGAGGTAGAGGCGGGGGAGCGGTGGTGCAGGTCAGCGGCGCGGAGCCGTTTGTCATAGCGTAGGAAGCTATAATCTGTACCGACCCGCCAGAAACGCAGTTCACGTTTTGAACGGTAGTCCGCGGCGCAATTGTCGCAATCGAAGTGTTTGAACTCGTCCATGAGACATAGGGCGTGAAGTCTTGACTGCTTCCGTCCGAATAGTTTCCCGTGGCTGTGACGCCTACCGACTGGCCGACGGTTTGGGTTACCGGGTTGACTTGGACAGTGATCGAAATAAGGTTGATGGGCTGCTGAATCGTCGTCAGACCAGAAGCAAGACCTTGGCCATTGAGCGTGGTCGATCCTTGGCCAAAGACCGCGCCGCACAGCACGAGAATGAGGAATAATTGTTTCATGGAATCACGCGCACGTTAAAAGTTGTTGCGGTCGGAGTGACAATAAGCAGACCGCATTCCCACACTGTGACTGTGTTTGCCGAAGTGACTTGCGCCTGCCACTGAATCCCGTTTGCCATCGAAGTTCCGCTGGCTGGCGAAACAATTGCCGCCATGCTGGTAGTTGCACCGGGTACGTTGACGGTAGCTGTGTTGCAGGTTCCGAGCGTCAATCCACCAGAGATTGAACCGCTGGCCGCGCTAAGGACTGGCCCTGATTGCCCGTAGGAGCGCCCACTATTCGAGTTGTAGGTTTGCGCGGCGAACAATGCGCCAACCCACAAAAGTCCACAAATAGCCCTAAGTGCCCATGCACTGAATTGAAATTTCATATGTCTTCCCAGTCGTCGGCGTAGCGTTCCATTGGAAGGTGTATGCCGTTGCCGATCTTGCCGTGACCGTCAAGTCTCCAATGATGTCATTGCCCCCGGTCTGAATCGCCGCGCAGACTGGCACCTGCAACCAAGTTCCATTGTGGAAGGTGATCTGGTAAGTGGGATTGGCCGCGATTCCAGTTCCGCCGGTGGTGATGGTCGTCACGCTGGCTTGATCTTTGCTGGTGGCCACAGTGATCGCGGTTGCCGCCGTGCTTCCCCAGCCCGCTCCGAGGGTAAAATCTCCCGTTATTAGAGTGCTGGATTTGTCCACGTCGTAACGTACCGAGCTTGTCCCTCCGGTTGCGTTCTGGGTTGGTGCTGTCGCTCCGTCCCCAGCTAGTGCCTTGTCGTCCAAAGTTAAAGAGCAGTTGGTCAGCCCTGGGCCGTTGGTCAAAAAGTCAGACGATGGGTTGATAGAGCCGATCTTCCCTTGCGTGGCTCCGCCTACGGTTCGATAGACATCAACCCTGGTGTAAGCCAAGACCTGCCCACCGCTGCAAAAACTCACGGAAATCCGGTTGAAATTATTGGTATCTAGCGTAGCGTTGCCGGTCGTCGTGGTTCCTGCCGCGCTGGCCCCGGTTCCTTGTCCGTTTCCGTCAATGCCCATGACCTTGTAGGTATAGGTTGTTGATCCGGGTGTGCCGATGTTTGCCACCCCGCCGTTGTTGAATGTCGGGACGGCAAGCTGTACCGTATTGATAGAGCCGGTATCAGATACCGACCCGAGGAAGCCTAGCGTACCGGAGTCCGTTACCAACGCGGGGCTAGATGCAAAATAATGCGACCCCATCCATTTGCTCTTGGCAGTCGCGTCGGAACGGATGGCGAAATCAAGCGTGGAACTGGAAAACCCGGACTCAAGATAGACTCCCATGTTCTGAGTAGCAAAGCGCGTCGTGGGGGACTTGGCATACAGGGCTACGCTTTGCCCGTTAGTATTGCCAGCACTTCCATTGGTTGAGCCAACAACTCCGGCATAAACTAAGCCCGCACCATTTTGACTGCCTACCGTTTCCTGCGATGCGGTCCCCACTATGCCTGCTACAGCGGGAAGGCCAGTAATGGCGGGACTAGCCACATCAGTTGCAGCCGTGGCGTGTAACCCGATAATTGGGATGCCGTGAGCGCCCGCTGTCCTTTGGTCGTCGGTTCTAACCCGAACCGCCGCCACGCAATCTTCTCCAACCATCGGACCGCCTACGGGCTGGCAGTTGAAATTGTTGTTGTAAATGAATTGCTCACCGTAGATGCCTAGCCATTGGTGATACCATGGGCTTCCGGTAGGCTGGTCGGTTCCACGAAAGGCGATGACTCGATCATCTGCGCTGCCATCGGTGCTGATTTTGGTGGTTCCATTTCCTCCAATGTGGGAGAAGCTGACAAGCGCGTTACGAATCAATCCTCCGCCCGCCTGCGTGGCCTCGGTAATATTCTGGTTGCTGTCGGTGACAAAGAAGCGGTGCCAAAATTCAAAGGTGCCATCAGGAGTTGGGAGCGGCGTTCCTACGGAGAAGTCCATGCCTGCGAGGGGATAATAATTACCGTCAGCCTTGGGGAAGAACAGACCTGGAATTCCGCCGTGAGGAACCAAGGTGTTAGCCTGAATGTTAGGCGGTTGGATATAGGCTGTGCTCGTGGTTGGGGGTTGACCGCTGGACGTAACAGCGGTGATGACGCAATTGCCGGTAATATTCACACATGCACCGGTGGCGGTCTGTTTGTGATAGAGCGCGTCACTAGAAGCATCGTTGGCGTACACCGTGTACCCGGTGTAGCCTGCTGGAATCGTGGGGGCGGTAACGGTTACAGAACATGAGTTGCCGCCGCTGCAACTGGAAGAAGAAACTACCGCCGAAGTTGCGCTTACGGTCGTCTCCCCTGCGGCGCTCACGAATGTAAACTGCACGGAAATTCCGTGAGAATTGAGAATACTCCCACCGGTAGTCGAGATCGCCACCGCAGCAGGGACAATTCCCGGACTAAGCCACATTTGCGACCCAGCCACTTGTCCGATGTTGAGCGGGGAAAGCGATGAGCCTGTGCTGTTCTGCATGTTGGCGGTTGTGTTTACGCCCGACGTGATAGCAGAGAATGCCGCGCTTACTGTCTTGCATGTCCCATCGCCGAATAAAGCATGCGTTGAATCGCAGGTTCCTGTCCACAGCGCAATTAAATCTGCGCTAGTAGCAACCCGAGTTATATTGAGAGACGACCGGAAGACGACGCCATTGGCTCCAGGATCGCCCAGTGAAGCTGTTGGCGGATTCGTATATCCAATCTGATAAAGTCCAGCTCCCGGATTTGAAGCCACCGAAAGACCTTGGCCGACGGTCGGAAGAGTGGAAGGCAGCAAGAAAAGGTAAGGGGAATTGACCGAGGTTCCAACGCCCCATCCCGCGCTGTTGGCCGGCGGAATTGTCGGCAGTCCTCCGGTGGCGGTCCAGACAATATTCCCTGGACCAGTGCCGTTGACGCGCACTCCCTGCAGTGTGGCCACACCTAAATTCAAAGTAGCGAGCGGGTCGCACAATCCCGAGTAATAAAGAATCGCGCCCGCCAAACTGCAATTGAAATTGACTCCGCCGGCACCGTTGATTCCTAGAACCGTGGCTCCAGTGAAGTCATACGTCCCAAAAAAGAACGCAGTTGTCCCTAGCGGCTGGTTCCATGTTTGGTTCTTGACTGCGTTGCCGAAAATGGACGTGAAGCCAGGCGCTGGAGGGGTGATGGTATCCGGTTGGGAAGTCCCAGCGTCAAAGGTCTGGCCAGGAACATTCGAGCAACCTAGCGTAGTCCCCACTGCGATCGAGCAGATATTATAGCGTTCGGCCGCATTCAGCGGGGTCGCGCCATCTTTCATGGGCGTGACTAGCCAGCGGGTTGAGGCCACATTGCCGCAGAGGATTTCATCGTTGGGGATGATTTTCCCGGTGACGTTTCCGTTTACGTCGGCCTTGAAGTCTATCTGCTTTTTGACGATGACCAGCGAGGAGAAGGTGTAGCGCGGGAAGTTGGCGCCGCAGTTCCAGAGCTCGAAGCGCAGACTGGATCCGGAGATCGGATTTCCAGCACCGTCGGTTATTTTTCCGGAGACGGTTACAGTTTGGGAAAAGGCGGGGAGAGCGAAGAGGAGAAACGCGAGGACGCGGAGGCTGCGCATGCTCACACGAAAACGGGAAAGGCTTCCCAGTTCTGCTTGCTGCCAAACGGCTTTGGGTCGGATGTCAAATCACGTACTGGGTACGTTGAAAGGGCGCAGTCTGGCATCCCGGCTGGATTGAGAATCCCTGAATCGTAGTAGTGTGTGACGCTTTTGAGAGCCAGCACTATTGGCTTGCTGATCATTTCGTGGAGACCGCGATCGACGCGCCGCGAGAATCCAGCGGCAAGAATCATCTCAGCGATGCGCTTCTTGACCTGGTACTCGGTTCCGTCTAGTTCACGGATGGTTATTTTGGCAGACACTGGTTGCTTGGTTGGTTTGGTAACCCGATATCCGGCGGGCGTCCGGGCAAAACATCTACAGGCTGTGGGCGTGGCACCCAATACGGAATATGCTGTATCTAAGGTGAGATGTCAACCGGAAAGTGTTGTATGGCTAGTTCTTAGTTGTGGAAATTGCGGGTGGAAATCACAGATTATAGAACCTGTGCCCGCATGAACAGGTGCAGTTCTTGCGAATGCACTGCGCATGATGGCCGTTTTTGCATTGCCAGCTTTGCGCCGGAGGAGCCGATGAATGACGGCCGCGCTGATCTTCTTTGGGCGGCGAAACCATAAACCTGCTGTTGGCGGACCGTGCATATGCTAGGGAAACAAATCTCATCGCTCGAGTCCTGTGCGTAATGAATCCGACTTGTCCGCGAAACTCTGAGCGATAGCTTTGCCGATGGCCGCATTGAGCAGATGCCAAGCGTCCAATGCGATGGTAACGCAGCCGACTTTGAGGTCGCTTCCGCTAACGGTGACTTCTATGGTGTGAAAGGTGCGGCCTTGGATAACGCCAATTCGCTTTCCAACCCGAACTATGTGTTTATCGGCTATGTCGTCAACGTAACCAGCATTTGTAGTACCCATCAGTTTGCCCTCGAAGTAGCTTGTTGGTTAGCAGTCTCGGTCTCGCAGAATTGCGCGATGTCGCGGAGGCAGTCTTTTTCGTACAGTGTGGAAGTTCTCGGATAGTAGGCATAGGCGCGCCAGCCGGATTGAAGAAATAGGTTCATCGCACTCGCATCGCTTCGTGCTGACCGAGGTCATAGCCTACTTCCACGCCCACCGTAAAAGCCGAGAGCAATTTCATCATCACCAGATCGACGCCTTCGGGAACCTCGAGATCATTGGCATAGCGGAGCATCTGAACCCACTCACGCATTTCTTGGCTGGAAGCGATGTTTTCGGCAATCGTCGCCTCTTTACCAACGTCACGCACTCCCGAGATCACGCGCCGAACAGCCTGGTCCATCAGCAGTGGATCAATTTCCTCGAGCGGTCGCAGGGTCGTCACTTTAACCCCACAATGGCGCCCATCGTCCACAACTTCACTCCCACCAAAGCCACAACTACGAAAGTGACGGAGCACCAGAAGATTACGTTCTGGGCGGCTAGCTTTTTCTGCGCGCGGACGGCTTCGGCATCTTTGAACAGTTGCTGAAAGCGTTCGCCGGATTCATCGTGATACTCGTTCGGGTACTTCATGACTGCCTCCAACGCTTACCGATATTTGAGTCCCTGGAATCCCCCCTTTAGGTGTACTGCCGTTCCGTAAGTTGAACCAATGTAAGCTAACCAGCCAGCTTTCTTGGGGAAGTGAGCATGCTGGACCAAAATGTCAAATCCGGTCATGACCGCAAACGGTATCAAGTCGTTGCGATACATTTCGCCACGCGATTCGTAGGCTCCGCCGCGGGGTACATCCGAACCGCCTTCGATGCAGGTGCCTTTAGCTTCGCAGTGCTGCGTCATTTCCACGTCAAAGACGATAGAGCCGAGAAAGACGGCGTGGGCGGCGACGAACTTCTTGGTAAAGGTCTTTTGCTTGGGCGGGTCGCCGGCGGCATCGTGCATCCAAGCGCCATGTGGTAAGCGCTTGACGGGCTCCGGAGCATCCGGGAACTGGTTCCCGTACTGAGATGATCCCGGCACCTGCGCAAAGCCGACTCCGACCAGCAAAAGCACAGGCAAAATCTTTTTCAGCGGCCGAGTCCAACTCCAACGGCTAATCAAACAGACAAACCACTCGAGAATCTTTCTCATAGTACACATCCTCCCTGGATGTAATCCATCCGACCAGCTTCTGAATAGCCCAATCTACGGGTTTGCTCTTGCTCAGTTTCGCAACGCACTCGGTAGTGAATCGCGCAGTAAGAGAGGCTGGTCCGCGAGTCCGAGATTAGTGCCGAAGATTCGCACTCTTCTGCTTGGCAGTGGCCGCAGAGGTTAGAGGGGAAATCGTGGCGCAGGACGACCGCGCGTTCGATGCCAAACAATTTCTCGATTAGCTTGCCGGAGTATTCCGGAAGGAGAAGGATTGTGCTCACGCGCTCACCGTCGCTTTGCGAATAATGTCGTCGATCTCGGATGCGTGATTGAGTGCTCGGCGTGATGTGGGAGAAGCATCTGGCGCTCCGTCGCCGATACCGTCCAGCCACTCATAGAGTTCTTCGAGTTTGGCCAGCATATCCGGAGCGGCTGCGATAAGGCGGGCGTTGGGAACTGCTGCATCGTCTGGCGCGCGGTAATTGACCAAACAAATATCGGCTTTATCGTCGCGTACAATCGGACAAAGGCTTTCTATTTCACCAGCGTGCCAAGGCCCAGGAGAATGTCGTATCACTATTTTTTGTGAGCTAGCCAATTCTGCGCTGGCCATACCGCGGCTGATTTCTGAGTTCATGCTGACCTCCCGTACACAGTCTTGACTTCTTTCCACATTCCGAAGCGCTCTAGAATCGCTGGCCCAGGGTCGCGCCGACCGAGGTACAAGTCAGACAAGTAGGAAACCGAGACACCAATATCCTTGGCGAATGTCCGCAGACTCCGCTTGCCCTGCTCTTTCTTGAGGAACCGGATGATGCCGTCCCGTGTGATGGTCTTTATTGCCATGTCCGCAATGTACGCCTGTGCGCGGACACCTGTCAAGAACTATTTCCACAAATAAATCAGGGCGCCAGATCAGTCCTCCGAGGAGACCTTTCTAGCGCCCTAGTTCCGGATACAAGGCTCCGGAATGCCTATGCCGCTTCGCCGTGAACCTTTTTGTCCAGTAGGCAGAAGCCGCAATACCAGTAACCGTTTAATTCAGTAGCGCACTCGCGGCAAATCTGGCGGCCGCATACGCACTGAAAGTCTGCCGGCGCAACGCAAGGGATAATCCTCGGGTCGCGCGGTCCGGAATACTCCATCTCGCAAATCATATTGCCTCCCGCTTGTTGTTCTGCTGCCAAGTCCTAAGATAGGCTATGGCACTTTCCAGTAATCTTAGATTCTCGATTCCAGGTAGTACAGAGTTGCAGTTGTTGCAAAGCAGGCCACGGCGACACTTACCGCATGACCGTAGCATCTTTCGCTTGCCTGCTGGCGAGAACTGATAAGGACAACAGGACGTGTCGTGATCCAAATGAAGCTTGCCGAACTTGCGATTGATAGCTGGCTTTCCGCAGATTGCGCAGCGACCATTCTGCAGTGCTAGCTGGCTATCGTAGTACTCAGCCGCGCCTTTTCCGTAGGTGCGGTCGAGGTAATCTCTCCGGACATCGGTCCTATGCTTCTCTGGATTCATGTGGAACTTGCGCTTCGACCACGCCCTCTGCTTGTCCAGATGTTCGTGGTACCACTTTAGGGCATACGCTCTTATCTTTTCGCGGTTCTTCTTGCGATAACGACTAGCCCATTCTCTTCGTTGCTGCACAGTATGAGGCATGGACTAAAACGGTAATTCCGCTTCGGCCAATGCTTCCGCGTTAACCTCTTGGAAGCAGTTAGCTAGCAAGTTGATTTGGCTGGTTTCAGTTGAACCTTTGTCTTCGGCTGCCTTCCCCTCAAACTTTTGCAACGTGCGGAGTGCTAGTTCCAGTTTGTCAAGTGGAGCCTGTTCGACCGACTCCCATGAGCGGACGCCCAGCAGCACTTCGGTAGCCTGGCGCTTGATGGATTTAACGGCTTCGGTGGAACCTGGCCAGTTAGCCGCGTAGGTTTCTTTCAATTCGCCGAGGACCATGACTTTACGGCGCTGCTTCTGCATATACTCGCTACCATGCTCGGGTGTGGCCAAACCAGTGGAATGGCCTGGTTCCAGGGAGTGATGCGGAGATCCGCTCACATTCAGTTTTCCGAGTTTATGGAATTCTAAGTGCGGCCGGAATTGCTTCCAGACATCCTTGTATTCGCCTTTTTTGTAACCGGTCGTGCCGGCGAAGTCGAATGTCTGTCCGTTGATGCGGCGGGTGCGGTCGCCCCAGACAATCGCGCGGTGAATTAGACCGGTAGGTTTGACCCCGCGCTTCATGCGTGCCAGCGGGAGCGCGGACCCGTTAACGGCCAGAACGCGCTGCATCTCTACAATCAAGCTAGGTTCATAGGCAAAGTACTTTTCAGTCTTCGCTTTCGAACCGGTCTTGATCATCTCCATCTTGTCGGTGCCTTCCTTTTCTTGAGAGACGTAATCATCTGCGGCGCGCGCAAGGACGATGCAGTTGATCGGGCTAGCCAAGTAGCGTTTTACCCACTGCTCATTCCAGATTTCCTTGATGTCCGCCCAATGCTGATACTGAATGTCTCCGGTGATGCGGCGCTCACGTTTGTAGGTTTCAGTGAGATCGTCCCAGGCGTGAGAGTTTTGATCTTGCACAAAGCAGCAGCAGCCTTCCTTTTCTGCTTCCTCGAGCACGGTGACCATGTCGGTAAACTTGCGGCTCTGGCGGACCAGCAATTCAACTCCCTCGGCTTGGTAGAGTGGGAGCAAATAGTCAGAGCCAGGTTCGGTATCGTGCATGGCGACCGGAGCACCGTCGTAATATTCCTTCGAAATTGAGATGGCGAGCTCAGCGGCGGTGGTACTCTTGCCAGACTTCTCCCCGCCATAGAATAGAATTTTGGTAGATTTAGCGGCTATTTCTGTCTTGCGCTGCAGAAGAGACGTGCCTTTCGGTGCGTTATTTACTGTTGAAGTTGCCATTTTTGCCCCTCCTTGTTGGGACAAGACAACGTAACACGTGCAACATTCACTTGTCAATAACCATGTTTTTAACGACTTCTCTTAGCATTAACAGTTCTTCTTTGCGTTTGGCGCGGAATCCGCGCTGATAGGTCGCGTGACAGTCGCGGCAGTATCGCTGCCCTTTCATCCTGGCTTCGGCGCCGCACTTTGAGCATTGTCCATTGCGGACTCGCGGCGGCATACCTTTAAGCATCATGCAACATTAGTAACACGCGGAACGTTGACAACTCAAGATGCACGTGCAACAATCTAATAGTTATGTGCCGCAATCACATCCCGGTCCCGGTTTTTCAGGAAGGTGTCGATCCCGAGCAATTGCAGATTGTGGAAACTCGGTGTGCGCGCTGCGGGGAAAAACTGTCCACTCAGTTCCTGGACGGGCCCGTTGACGAACCCGTCCAAGAAGCTGCCTAAAAGTAACTGCCTAGTTTTCCACCGATATTAACACTTGCTAACAGTTAGCATGTGTGCTAACTATTATTCGCGTGACATTCACCAAGCTTTTCAGTTCGATAACTGAATCGACGATCTGGTGCGAAGATGATCGCACTCGAATTGTGTGGATAACCATGCTTGCCATGGCGAACAAAAACGGCTTTGTATTTGGATCCGCTCCTGGGCTGGCAAATCGTGCGCGCGTTCCAGTTCAGGCTGTCCGTGTAGCTTTGGCGAAATTCCAACAACCGGACCCGGACAGTAGGACAAAGGACTTTGAGGGGCGCCGCATTGCCGAAATTGATGGCGGCTGGAAGCTTCTAACTTACGATAAACATAGGTCTATTCGTGACGAGGAAGAACGCAAAGAGTATATGAAGAATCTCATGCGCCAGAAACGAGCGGCTGTTAGCAACGTTAGCCACCGTAAGCCACTGTTAGCCCAAGCAGAAGCAGATACAGAAGCAGAAGCAGTAAGTCAAAACCTACGCGCTAGCGCGCGATTTTCCAAATCTAAAATCGATCTTACCCATTTGGCAAACCCTAACTGCACCGTCTGCGTGGGATCAGGATATAGGAGAAGTTATTCCAATCCCAAGAAAGAAGAACCGTGCGAGTGTGCGGCGCCGGATGCTTCTTGGAAGTCGGAGTGAGGAACAAGTGCTCTGGAAACGAAAACATATCAGTGAAGAACAACTTTTGCGGAGCGCGACACCAGGATTCTCGAGTTTGGGCCCAAACGTAGAACTCTCTCCGCACCGCGCGGACCCGGAGAAATATAATGCTGTCTATTCAGGAACGGCTGATGGAGTCACGCGAAAGATTCAAGCGCGATCATGGCGTTTATCCGATAGCCATGCGGCTCGGAACCGAGCTCTACAAGCGAGTATCGACGCATCCCGCTTGGGCGATCGAAACGACCTTGGTAGTGGAAAGCCAGCAGATACTTCCTTGGGCAGTGGTGCTGGTAAAGCCTCCGGAGATCAGAAATGAAAGCAAGCAAGACTCTCGAGGGTAAGCGACTTCCACGGCGCGAATGCAAAGACTGCGACGGTTCTGGATTCCGTCCGGTTGAAAATGGATATGTGGTGAAGTGCCACTGTTGGCGCTATGTGAAATTTACGAAAGCAGTTCCAGTTGAAGTTCATGACGGGAAAATGGCGGCTACCGGCGAATGAAAACTTATTACCATCCTCGAGCGACCAAGCCTATCCGAGAAAGAATGGACACGACCGGATTCGCAATCCCTAAGCCCAGCCCGCGGGCGAAGTCGCAGCCAAAAGACGGGCGCCTGATTGAAACTCCTCGACGCTACCTGATCACAAAGCGGGGAATGTGGGCAAAGCAGAATCAGCGCTGCGGCAAACTAGGCTGCAATAACTACATGCCCACGCCGGCGCATGGACACAGACATCATCCCGGCGGCCGCGGAATGGGCGGATCTAAACGGGATGACTCTAAAACCGTGTTATGGTGCATACCTTGTCACGAGAAAGAGCACGAAAATATGAGAAGTCCGGCAGTGGCGAGGCAGGGGGTAACCCCAATTGAGAGAGGATGTGACAAGTGAAAGGTTACAAAGGTTTTGATAAAGACTTCCGCTGCAAAGATCAGCAGTACGAAGTCGGCAAAGAAGTGACTCACGAAGGCAAGCTGGAACTGTGCTCCTCTGGGCTGCACTTCTGCGAAAACCCACTGGATACACTGCGCTACTACCAGCCAGCATCTAGCCGCTATGCCGAAGTTGAGGCGGAAGGCGTAGCCGAGCAAAAGTCGGAAGATTCTAAGCGAGTCGCCAAGAAGTTGAAGATCATGGCGGAAGTTAAGCTATCTTCGCTGATTCAATTGGGCGTCAAGTTCCTTCTCAATAAGTCAGAGAAGCCTGTTACCGCGACCAGCGGGAACTCTTCGCCCGCCGCGACCAGCGGGAACTCTTCGCACGCCGCGACCAGCGGGGACTCTTCGCCCGCCGCGACCAGCGGGTACTCTTCGCCCGCCGCGACCAGCGGGAACTCTTCGCCCGCCGCGACCAGCGGGAACTATTCGCCCGCCGCGACCAGCGGGAACTCTTCGCCCGCCGCGACCAGCGGGAACTCTTCGCCCGCCGCGACCAGCGGGTACTCTTCGCACGCCGCGACCAGCGGGGACTATTCGCCCGCCGCGACCAGCGGGAACTCTTCGCCCGCCGCGACCAGCGGGAACTATTCGCCCGCCGCGACCAGCGGGAACTCTTCGCACGCCGCGACCAGCGGGGACGAGTCCATTGCTGCTGCTATCGGCAGAGAAGCCACAGCCAAAGCCGCGAAAGGTAACTGGATTGTCCTCGCAGAGTACGAGCCGGATTCGGCCAAAGTGCGGACAGTAAAAACAGTGAAAGTGGACGGCAAGAAGATCAAAGCTGACACGTTTTATAAGCTGAAAAAGGGAAAGTTTGTAATTGCGGGGGCGTAGGTTCCGGTGCTCACACAGCCTAGAATGCTCGATTTGTTTTGCGGACGCTTAGGTGTGGCGAAAGTGTTTGCCGCACGCGGTTGGAAATGCGTCGTGGTCGACTTGGTAGAGCCACCCGAGATTCCACCGGGGTGCACGTTTATACAGGCTAATGTTTTGAACATCAGGGTCGGCAGTTTGTTCGGAAAACCGCTTATTACCTATGTTCGAGATGCCAAACTTTCCGAACTATTTGCGGAAGACTTCGATTTCATCTGGGCTAGTTCGCCCTGCGAGGAGTTCTCGGTGCACGGCATGAAATGTTTTCACCCGAATCCGAAGTATCCCGAGAACGGAATCCGACTGTTCAATCACACGCGGGAAATCTGCGAAGCATCAGGAGTGACATATGTCATGGAGAACGTTCGCGCCGCGCAACAGTTTGTAGGTAAGGCGGTACATCATTGCGGCCCGTACTATTTGTGGGGAAGCGGAGTGCCACCCCTCATGCATCAGGGGATTACGAAACCGTTTCGCGCCGCATCTGGAAGCTATATGGACAAATGCCCGCCAGGTTACGACCGCAAGAAATGGCGGATGCTTTGGCAGAAGGACTTCGAGAATAGGGCCGGCAGCAGGAAAGATTGCCCAGGAGTCGCGGCCACGATTCCGCCAGAGCTAGCCAATTGTGTTGCGGATTACGCGGAAAGACTTCTGGAAATGAAAGTGGGAGGATCGTGGCCTGCCACGAAAGCCGGCTAGAACGCTAGAAATTGGTTTTGGTCTATGAAGTTGAGCACGAAAGAGAGCATCGCGGGAGATGGTGAGTAATTTGACAGACGAGTACACACGCGAGGAATTTGAGTGGGATAGATTCGGTACGGCGGGGCCGATTACGCCGGAACGGCCGATTCTGCGATACCACGGTGGAAAGTGGAAGTTAGCTCCGTGGATCATCAGCCATTTCCCTCCGCATCGTGTTTACGTCGAGCCATACGGCGGTGCTGCCAGCGTTTTGATGCAGAAGCCACGAAGCTATGCCGAGATTTACAACGATCTGGATGGGGAGCTGGTGAACTTATTCCGCGTGGCGCGAGATCGTGGGAGTGAATTAAGTAAGGCCTTAGGCTTGACGCCCTTCTCGCGCACCGATTACCGCGAGAGTTTCGAGACGTGCGAGGATCCTTTAGAGCAAGCGCGGCGTACAACGGTGCGGTCATTTATGGGATTCGGTTCTAACGCCCTCTGCCGCAATATCCAGAGCGGGTTTCGGTCAAACTCGAATCGCAGTGGCACAACGCCCGGCCATGATTGGGCGAACTTTCCCGAAGCCCTGCAACTGATAATCAGCAGACTCCGCGCCGTGGTGATCGAGAACCGTGATGCAATGGAAGTCTGCCTGCGGCATGACGGGCCGGATACGCTGCACTACTGCGACCCGCCTTATGTGCACGATACGCGCAGCTCGAAAGTCCACGGCCATCACGGTTACAACTTTGAGATGAGCGACGAGCAACACTGCGAAATGGCGGAAGTCCTCCGCGAACTCAAGGGAGTCGTGATTATTTCCGGCTATGCCTGTCAGCTCTACGATGAACAACTTTTCCCCGACTGGCATCGCGTGGAACGTGCGGCACTCGCGGACGGGGCGCTGGACAGAACGGAAGTGCTCTGGATGAATCGGCAGCTACAGACCCAGGGAGTGATGGCGTTCGGAGAAACCAGCCAGGAGCAAACAGACGTGAGGAGATGGTGAGAACTTTAACTCCAACACGGCCGATACTTCGCTACCACGGCGGAAAATGGTTGCTTGCGGATTGGCTGATCGGATTCTTTCCTGCCCACCGGGTCTATGTGGAACCTTACGGCGGCGCGGCATCGGTCTTGTTGCAAAAGCCGCGCAGTTACGCGGAGGTTTACAACGATCTCGACGAAGAAGTAGTAAATCTCTTTCGCGTGGCGCGGGAACGCGGAGACGAATTGCAGCGGGCGTTGACGCTGACCCCGTTTGCTAGGCAGGAATACGAGGAGGCGTGGCATCCGTCTAATGACCCGCTAGAACAGGCCCGCAGAACGGTTATCAGATCCTTCATGGGTTTCGGGTCTGCGGCAGTCACCATGAAGCGAAGGAATGGAACCAAAGGCGGACAGCCGGGGACTGGCTTCCGCGCGAATTCCAATCGCTCAGGCACTACGCCAGCGCATGACTGGCGCAACTATGCTGGCACTGGATTCAGGACGTACACAGGAGACAACCGCCAAACTATTCCGTCAAAGGACTGGGAAACATTCGGGGCTGCACTCGCGCCGATTATCGAGCGGCTACGCGGAGTGGTGATCGAAAACAAGGACGCCTTCGAGGTGATGAGAGATCACGATTGCTCTCAGGCGTTGCATTACGTTGATCCGCCATACCCACTGGAAACGAGAGACGCCGGCGTGGATTATCGCTATGAAATGACCAGCGATCAACACCGCGAGCTGGCTGGCTTCCTCGGAACATTACAAGGCGCGGTTGTCATTAGCGGCTATCCCTGCGATCTGTACGAGGAGATATTCTCTGGCTGGGTGAGGAGAGAAAAGGCTGCACTGGCAGACGGCGCTCGAGCTCGAGTGGAAGTTGTTTGGTTGAATCACAAAGCTAGCCAGCACACGAGAGGGCTTTTTGGGTAAGGGACCCGAGCGGGTCAAAGTTCGGAGACGTAATCTTTAGAAAATAGCGAGGCGGGGGAAAAGGAGAAATGAACATGTGCGATTGCGAAGAAGAAGAAATTACCGCAGAACAACTTGAGGCCGAATCTGCTGAATGGAAAGCGCGTGGCCCTTTCAAGGTCGAGGAGCGAACCCGTAAGCCGTACAAAGACTTCATGGGCAACGTCCGAGAGCTACATGTTCTCTGCGTCGTAGATGCGGCAGGCGTCGAAGTCGGTTACCCCGCTAGCCAGGAGCAAAGCGAAATGTGGGCGATTCAGTTAACCCAACAAGGCGTCATCGAAGATTGAGAGGCTGGCTAGTTGGGGGACACCGAGGAGGAAAGGGAACCATGAACGGAAAACTTTTGCGAAAAGTAAAGAAGCACATTCTGGAGGAGCCGCGAAGGTTCTTCATGTCTAGTTTGCTTGAGCGGGGGACGCCGGGGCAGGTGAAGAGATTGGACGATATTGAAAGGCCGCTTCCCGATTGTGGTACAGCCGCGTGTATCGCCGGATGGACGTGCGTTCTAGCAGACACCCCAATTATTGACAGGACTTATGCCGAGAAAGTGCTGGGCATAAGTGTCGTTCAGGGCGACAAACTTTTCTTTATCGGTGGATGGCCGGAACTGTACCAGCGAAAATGGGATGCGACAAAGGACATATCCAGACGTGCCCAAATCGGCAAGAATCGCATCGATCACTTCATCAAGACAGGGGAATAGCGGTGAGTTTGGGATAGTGGGACACACTTCATTTTCTAGAAAGTTGTAGCTTGAAATAGTTCACTTCGGGGCCCTGCCCCACAGCATGGGGAAAGGTGGCAAGGTGTGGCTAGAAAGAAAAAGCGCAAGAGAATAGTGACTGCGAAGGAGGCTTGTCTCAGACTTTACTGCATGATGGAAGATTGCCTGAATCAGATCGAATATATTGCAGGCGACAATGCTTACGGTGACCTAGAGCACACCTGCATGATGTTTGAAACTGACATGAACGAGGTTTACGCAGCTATCCAAGAAGTAAGGTGACGTTGGGTAGGGACCCGTACAGGTCTAAACGTGAGCGATGAATTGTAGATGAAAAGGACTTGTTTGGGGTCTGGAGGAGGGGAGAATGACGCAGGACGAGCTTGCTAGGACGGGGCGAGTTGCAGTCGCTCTTTGCGGCGGACTGATGACCTTGGCAGGGTTCGGAATCTTGCTGATGTTGCAATATCCCGATCCCCAGGATCCCATGTCCACTGGAGGCCACATTGGAGTAACGATCTTGGGATTGGCGTTCATTACGGGCGGCGTGGACTTTATCCGCATTGCAGTACGCGGGCCGAAAGAAAAAGAAGCGAAGCCGGAAAACGTGGGCGGGGGTGCAGCTAATGGCGAGTGAGCCAGCGCAAGTCATCAAACAAGACGAAGATGGCGGAGCCACTTGTCCATGCGGATTTGAGTTTAGTTTCAAGGTTTGGATTGTTCGAGAATGGGAATGCCCACGATGTGGTCGGATGTTTCAAGCCGTTGAGCAAACGGGGGCGCGGCTGAAAGGAAGGCAAGAATGAGGACGGAGCAAGTCAAGCACATGGTGGAGAGGTTTCTTCGGTGGCGATTGCCCGAAAACTTTAATCCAGACGGCGGGATCAGCTTTAAGCCTATGTTCAACGAGCACACGGCACACCCGATGAAGGCCGAACCTGTAGGGACGAATCTCTTTGACTTTACGCAAGCGGAAGGAATGATTCGCTACATGGTTGAGGGAATGGAGCCCGCGTTACTAGAAATTCCAACGGCAAAGCGCGCAACGGGCCGAACCATCCCAGACTTGACGAAGCGAGAACATGTCTGCGAATACCAATCAAACGTCAAGGCTGCCGTGACAGCGCAGTCGGTAGGAACATGCCGAACGCCTCATTTCTTGGGAGAACCAACGCCCGACCGAAAAGCCTTGACGCAAACCCCGCATTACGAATTGCCGGATGGTTTATGCAAAGAATGGCGGCCTGTTGAGGCGGCTCCCGTGACCGGGACGGACGTGGCCCAGCAGATGCCAACTCAATTCTTAATGTCGCAATCGTGGGCGCACTCACGTGGTCTAGGTTACAGGTACAGCATGTCGGGGCAAGACCTAGTTGACCTGCTCACGGATTACACTGCCCTGATCCGCACCGTCCTGGAGGAGCAGACGCGAGACCTGCGCGAGATGCACGAAGCAACCAGAGACGCTCAAGCAAGGTGTATTGCTGACCTCCGTGAGAGGGCCGAGTCCGAGACGCGGCAGTTGCGAGAAGCCCTTGCGCCAATTGTGGAGCGGCTGAAAAACTGGCAGCTTGAGAAACAGTACGAGCGCGATGCACTTCATCAATTTGCACTGGAGTTAGAAAGCGTGCTGGCAGGAGGGAAGCCGTCGTGAGCGAAGGCCACTTTGATCTTCGCTGTCCGATGTGTGACTCGCGCGATTGGCATTCAGTCGAGAAAGATGAGAACGGCGTCAACCAAGTCATCTGCTGCAACCAGTGTGGAACGCGGCGGATTCGCAGACCTCAGGAGCCAAGGCAATGAACGCTAAGGGGAGCAAGCCATGAGCACTTGGACAAAAGTTTCTGAGCGAATGCCAGAGGGCGAGGGCAAATTCTGGGTATGGCTAGTACCACACAAACCACAGCCTAGCAGCCTTGATCCGGGAGATTTGGTATTCCTCAATTTCCCGCCACACGCCGAAATTGTTAGTACATGGCGCGACAAGCATGGCAATAAACGATTCAATTGTGGAGCGGTGCAATTACCGACTCATTGGATGCCGCTACCGGAGCCGCCTTGTGCGGATGAGACGCGATGACCGCGCCATCCTCAAAGCGGGAGAGGGAGAGGAAGCCACGAAAGGTGCTAGACCTGTTCTGCGGAGCGGGTGGGGCTGCAATGGGCTTGCATCGGGAGTGGCCGAACGCAGAGATAGTGGGAGTGGACATCAATCCTCAGCCAAGGTATCCGTTTACGTTTATTCAGGGAGACGCAATGCAATTCCTCCGAAGTCAGGAGGTTGACGACTTCGATTTCGTCTGGGCCTCTCCGCCATGTCAACGTTATACGCAAATGTTGAATCACGGCCTCACTGATCGCAATAAGCACCCTGATTTTATAGCCATAGTGCGTGAATATCTGTGGGAGGTTTACCCAGAACACGTCATCGAAAACGTCGCAGGCGCACCGCTAAAGAACACAACAATGCTCTGCGGCCTAATGTTCGGCCTACAAACACTAAGGCATCGCTTCTTTGAATGCTCTTTTACGGTTCATTCACCGTTTCATCCAAGGCACAATGGCAGAGGGATTCGCAATCAGAAAGACGGCGGAACTTACTATCGTTGCTACGGCCATGAGACAGGGAAGCGGGAATGGGGGAAGGCGATGGGAATTGATTGGATGAAAACGCCGGAACTAGCACAGGCAATTCCACCGGCGTATTCACAGTACATTGCGAAACAGTTCGAGTGTGCGCGATGACCGCGCCATCCTCAAAGCGGGAGAGCAAGATGCAAATTAGGCGAAGGATTGCACGGATTAATCGTCGAGCGCGGAAGTTGGGCCAAGACCCTTTTTTGTATCAAACACGACAATGGCTTAAGCAATTGGAGCGTGTGCGATGAAGCCGAGCAAGGAACTGGTGGAGATGGCGCGGGAACTGATAGACGATAACGGTAGCACCTGTTATGGGTGTGCCTCTTACGAGGAAAGTTGGCGTCCCGGCATCCAAGGATGGGGTGCAACCGATGAAGAATCTAGGGCCGATAGCGTCATTAGGGTTATAGATGCCGAGGGGATCATCTTTAAGATTGCTGAGTTTGTGGCCCGCGACTGCGCCGAGATCGCCGAGCGCACAGCAGCAGAAGGCGTTTCTACCAAGTCGGCCATCCTCGCCAAGTACGCTGGAAAGGAGCAGTGAATGAGCAGAGCAAATCCAACGTGGGTTGAGTGCGGACATCCGGCTTCAATCATGGAGATACTTAACAACAAAGAATGCCCAATTTGCCATCCCGCTGCCCAGCCCGAAGCTCGACCAGAGCCGCGATGGCGGATTCAGCGGGAACACGCATGATCGCAGGAAACAACGTCGTGCTGCTGGAAGGCCGAAATGAAATCTCTTTTACTGCTGGCGGGGATGCTAGTGCTGAGCGGGTGCAGCCACAAGCCGGATTTAACCTGCGCCGTCATCCACGAATCGAAACAGGGCTGCCCGCAAGGCTACGTGCGGGAGAAACACCAGCGCTTCACCGAGAAAGACGGCAGCCGGGAATATGCCTGCGTTTCAGACGACCTAGCCAAACCAGGGTGCACCGACGTTCTGCGGCCCGGCGAGACCGAGTCTGTATTTATTTTCTACGACAACAGGGAGCAGCCATGATTAACCTAAAAACCGCGATTCCAACACCGGTAAAACTACTCACGCACTGGATGGGATGGCATGGTCAGCCCAGCCGAGTAAATCATGTCACCCGCTACCGCTCTGTAGATCCTTGGGCCATCGACGCCCAATTAGACGCCATGCAAGCGGTAGGAATAGACGGCGCCATTGCTACCTGGCAGGGTCCGACAGTAAATCCGTACTTGCATCAAGCGACGATTGGACTCTGTGAACGGCTCGGCCGCCGGCAAATGCTATTCGCGCTCTTGTTGGACCCGTGGATTGCAAAAGGGCAACCCAATCCAACCCAAGTGGCGACCGCGGCACTGCAGCACCCAGACACAGTCGAGATGCTGGCGTCTTCGGCCTACCTTCCAGAGAAGTACGTCTTAGAATTTGACCTCGCCAGCGCTGGCGTGAACGTCCCTCAACTGGTCGCAGCCTTTCCAAAGTCGCCTATCATTTCAAAACATAGTGGCTATTCCTGGCCGGAGATCTCGAGCACCATGGCAATACTCGCAGCAGATAATGCCAACCCCGCAATGAAGATTCCCGGAGTCATCCTACAGTTCTTTGACGGAGGTCAACCCTTGCCGGCGGGGAGCTTTACCAACGCACCACTGTGGAATGGAAACCGGGACTACAACACAAGCGTATGGGGTGGGTCGCCAGCAAGAATGATTGAGCACCAGGCGGGAAATATCTTTCTGGATAGTGCGGCGCTAGTCCCGAAGTCTGCGCCTTACGCTGCTGTGGTGACTTGGAACGATTACGAGGAAGGCACGGCAATTGAGCCGTTTTGTTCGATGATTTCCGGAATCAGGATTGGGAAGTGAAAGAGCAACTGATCGTTCGCCAGATCCTCGAGGGGCTAGCCGCGAATCGCATATTCGCTTTCCGCCTGGGGAGCGGAGCGTTTTTCGGGGAATCAGAGAAAGGGAAGCGCTGGAAGTTCCAGTCTCACAGCTTAGGACCAGGCACCGCTGACATCTTTGCCCTGATCCGCCCAGCAAATGCTGCAAACGGAAGTGGGCTGCGATG